TCGTCAAATTTGGCAAAATAACAGTACCATTTGTAGCCGAATTTTTTATAAGTATATTTTCCGAACTGTCTTCCGATACTATATAACTTGGATTATCATTTGTCAGTGTTACAATCTCAAAATCAGGTGTATCTATACCCGAATCTTTTAATTGAAAGGTTTCATTTGCCCAATCTTTTATTTCTGTTTCCTGCTCTAACAGTTTTTCATCGGTTATTGCGCCCAAATCGTCAATAGTAATATATTCAGGCAATCCTGTTTCTGGATTACCGACCATAATTATATCACTTAAGGCAGCTGCTGCCTTTTTTGTCATTCCGTTCCAAAATTTCATTTTCCTATAATTTTAATACGTGAATGATTTTTTATTTTTTTTTCGCAATTGTCTTTTTTTAAATAATCAATAGCCTGACGTAGATATTCCATTCCTATCTTTTCGGCATCGTTTGCAATTCTTATAATCGTTTTCTCATCAATCGGTTCACTGAAAACACTTTGTTTCTGTACCATTCCGAAAGCTGTAGCATTTACATTGTTATTTCTTACAAAGCGGGAATAAACCAAATAACCGATTGCTTTGTAAAGACCTGCTAATTGAATTGTATTATCATCATTAAAACCGCCTTCAAGAACAAATTTATTTTCTTCAGGAGTAGTTTCTATTTTCTTATACATTTCAGCACCTAAAGCCGGAATAATGATAAGCTCTTCTACTTCATCAATATATGGATTCAACCGTTTAGCATCATCTACATTTTCAGCTATCGGTCTTACGTTTCTAATATGTTCAAACTTGGCTATCATAATATTGACAACGTTTCTATTTCAGTGAGTCCGAATAACGTTTTGATTGATGATTTCTTTTCGTCTTTAGTGAGAGCAGAACTATTCAATATATTCACAACCTGATTCATTCCTTCAGTTCCTATCCTTTCTGCAAGTGTTGTTTCAACATCATAGCTCAAAGGGTCAATTGTAAAATCAAATTGTTCAACTACAAACCAGTACCTAAACAGTTCATTGAAAATTCTTTCAAGTACTATTCTTTCATTTTCGGTTACTGAATTATAGAAGTTATAAGCATTCTTTATTAAATCAGCCCCGAAGTTGGCACCTACATCTTTTGCTCTTAAAATTGGTGGTTGGTTGAATGCCTGACCGATTTTGTCTTCAACTGTTTCATTTGTTACAGCAAATTCCTTATCATAATTTTCTCCTTTGAAGCTTACGAATTCAGGTTTTTCATCTTCTGTTTCAATTTGAATGTATAATATCTTCCCGGCATTTTCATCACCCTGAAATTGTAATATTGCCTTTTCTGTATCTGATTGCTCATCTGATTTTGCCATTTCATCTCCTGCAAGTGAATTGTTGTCTTGTACTTTATCAATCAGCATTCCAGCTGTTAGGAAGTTATTACGGACGTTGCGGTTATTCACGTTTGAGATACCTTCTTCCGTATTCATGTCAGTCAATACACTGTCATAGATAGGTTCAGGATAAACAAGAACTCCTGAAGATGAATAATAATAAACCTGTCCTTTGTAGTTTTCCCATCCGCCTGACAATTCAACTTGTTCAGCAATTACAGCCGGATCAGGATTGAAAAGATAAAGCGTCTCAATATCATCTTTTTTCCATTTACGAATTTTGGTAAATTGCCGGCCCCAGTCCGTGTGAATTTTTACTTTGTCAAATTCTCCTTTTTCATTTGGTAAGTCAAAACGCACATGTTCGAAAGGAACGTGATTAATTTCAACTATTTTGAAATTTGCATTGTAATTTACATGAATAGCAACTCCCCCAAATTCGGCAAAATCATTCGCTATCATTTCGAGAATATAGTCTGTTGATTGTCCGCTTTCATTCAGAATTTTGCTGTATGTTTCTTTTGTAAATCCTTTTCCTTTGATGAATTTTTTGTAGATGTTTAAGCATGAAGTACCTGTGCCACTCGACTTAACAATCATCCTGACCTGTTGAGGATAGTCATTATTTTCACCGTAAGTTTGAATTCCATAAGTTTTATCATTACGGCTCTCAAAACGTTTATCTTTTTTTAATACAACTGCTTTCATGTTGATTGAAATTTGTTGCGGTCGGCTGATTTGAACAACTCTACAAGATAATGAATCTCGTGTGCTACCTATTACACTACCCCGCAATGGTAAACACGTCGTTAATGGCGTGTTTATTAATTATTTTGTATCATCTCCTTCACCTATTTAAACCTGTTCTTTAAGAACTTGAGGTGTTTTAGAAGCTTTTGGTTTTGCTGGCTTTTTAGGAATTTTTGGAAGTATAGTGGTAGGTTTTTTTACTTCTTCCAATTTGAATTCCTCTACCATCTTTTCCCATCCTTCTGGCAATTCTGCAAAATACTTTGCTGAATCCGGGTTAGTTTTCAAGTGGTAAAGCGCCAGTTCGTCAGTTGTATTATGCACGGTCATATATTTGCTAATATCGTGATTTACTACATCAGCAAGTAATACACCGTGTGATAGTTTGAATTTACTTTCTGCCATAACTTTTATTTTTGATATGTCTAAGTTGATTAATTCGAGATAAGCGTCCATGTAGCAGTTTGAGCAACCGTTCGGACTTCTGTGTAAGAATTGTTTTGATAGAGAATCAATCTCTTTTCTTAATTCTATATCAAATCGGCAGGCTTGAAACAGTTCACCACCATTGGCAAACCGTTTCTTATCCTGCTGTAATTTGATAAGTCTGTCTAACATGATTAAGCTACTGCGTAAAGAGCATCAAATGCTAATTTTGTAGCTGCAGCATCCGTAACAAAGAAGGATTTAGGAAGAGTACCTTCTGTTGATTTGTCACTTGTTCCTATTTTAACGTTGTAAACAATACCGTCTGCAAGTTCTGTCGTTCCGGTAATTTCACTGGCTTCAAGTCCGCTGTTCCAACCATAAACTTCATATTTCACGTCTCCGGCATTCCCCAATTCTTTGTTTTCAACTACGGCAACAATTTTCGCCATTGCCAAGTCGTTTACAAACTTTTTGGTATCTTCATTTTTCACAAAGATTCTCAAATTTAGATTGTGAACGAATGTATCAACGTAAGTTCCTTTCTTCAGAGAAACATCACCAACAGTACTGTCTTCGTGAGAAGTAAACAGAACGCCTTTTTTTGTTCCATTTAATTTCAAGCTGGTAATAACGTTTGCTACTTCAGTTGAGAGAATTCTGTCAATATCTTCATAGTTGATTAGAACAACTTTAGCTCCTGTACCTGAAACTGCTACTTTTCCACAAAGAGCTGCGGTTATATTTGCTGTTAAATCTGTGCAATTCATTTTTATTTTCCTTTCTTTTTATTGAAAAAAGGTGAAACCGAAGCTTCACCTTTTTCGGTCTTATTAATTATTTTTCAATAAAGTTAAATTGCAATAGCAAAATTGCTTGGATTAGCAATTTTAGCATCTGCTTTACCCATCATCTCTACTTTTACTTTTCGAGAATCACGGTTATACCAGATCGACATATCTCCAAAGGAGTTGACGCTGTCAACACCTGCGGCTAAATTAGTCTTTGTAGCAAATACGGCACGGTGAGGATTAATCCATTTTGCACCGGTATTGTAATAAGCTTGAATGATTTTGTCAAACGTCGGAACTGCAATTACCTGACGTCCGTTAACTATCAACGCCTTTACGCCGTTTACCAAATTTTCGTATGTTGCCTGCAATCCTAATCCCTGAAGATACTGTGTATATCCGTTGGCAAAAGATTGAGTTACGAATAACTTAGCTTCCATATTACCTGTAAGAACAGGATTGTTTACAAATGTCAATGCATTCAGATATTCGTATGCTTTTGCAGGAGTTAAAGCCTGTGCTGCATAAGATGCTCCAGCATTTTCAGCTACTGCAACTCGTTGAGCAGGATTTGCTGTTATCTGGGTGATCATCTGTTTGTAGAAACCATCAATGATATTGAAGTATTTAACATCAATGCCATCTGTGATTTCTCCACCATCAGTCACGTTTTTCGCAGCGGTGTCGCTGAACCAGAATAGACGTACAACAAATTCTTTTACGGAATTTACCAATACTTCTACTACAATTGCCATATAGTCTGTATCTGTGAAATCAAGATAATCAATTCCGGTACGGAGTGAATATACTGCGGCAGTTGCTTCAATGTCTTTCGCACATTGTTCAATGAGAATTTCCCATCCTTTAGGTTCCCATTTAACTACGCGAGTAGCAATGTTCCAAGCTTGAGGTTGTGGGTCGCAACCTTGTGCTGCTACACCTACTAAACCACCTTCTCCAATGAAACCGACTTCTTTGTCGTAAACAATCCCTTCAAAGAATGTTTGCAAAAGGTCAATTTCCGGAGCGGCAATAACTTCATCATAGACTAACTCTTTAACCGAGCGAATCTGTTCGGCGGAGAATGTAAATTTGGAAAAATCAAGAATGCTTGCCATTATTTACCTCCTTTCATTTTGTTGCGTTTTTCAGCCAGTTCGGTTTTGTACTCTTCGGCTGTTTTCGCGGTTTGTACTTTGTCGGGTTTCCCCATCCTGTTAGCAGGTTTGTAATTGCTCCTAATCTGATTTTTAAGAGTAACTATTTCTGCTCTCTGATTTTCGATAACTTCCATTGCTTCCTGCAATGTGTTTTCGAGTTCAGCAATTCGATCATCGTCTGCATTGTTTTCAGATGCAGGAATGATTTCAGTGATCACACCATCGGCAATGGTAATTGTTCTACCATCGGCAATAGTGAAAGTTCCATCCGGAGTTGCGTTCATCCCAACTTCCAGAGCATCATCTGCTGCATCAGTTGAGAAAAGAACATTTCCGTCAGCATCCGTAAAGTCGAAGTTAACGACCTCATCGCTCATGTTAAGCAAGTTTTTAATTCTCGCTAAAACAGTTTGTGCATTTTTTGCCATTTGTTCTTTTTTAAGATTAGTACTATAAGAATTGATTTTGCTAATAAATCCAAGATTGATAAGTTCTGAAGCTGTACGCTCCTTTTCTTCGTACATGATGTCCCGCAATTCGTCTTTGTCGGTACCAGTTCTGTCAGCATATATATCAAGAATGTTTTCTTCTTCGAGTTCGAGTTGTTCTGCGGATTTCCTGTATTCTTCTGCCGTAAAGTATTCAAAAGCAGTCTGTCTAACTCGATGAATTAATGCACGTGCATTTGGGTTGGCTGTACGGTTTTCTTTTGGTGCTGCAAGGAGAACGGTGAGAGCCATAGAATGACAAGCCTGTTCAATGTTCATGTAAAGATTTTTTCCTGATGTTCTCAAAACATCATAAATTCGTAGACCTTCAGCGACACTTCCTCCGTTGCAGTTGATATTAAACTTGAAGTCTTTTTCTTCAGGATTTTCGGCAAATACTTTCTGCACGTTTTCAGCAGAAAAAACCATATCTTCCTGACCAAACATTTGTAGTAATGCTCTTTCATCCTCACTTGCTATTGTTCTGTATATCCCTATTTCAATCATATAGAATACGTTTTATACAAATATACTGCATGAATACTTTTGATATTTTTAGAAATAGTTAGAAATAAAAAAGCCCTATCCTCACGGACAAGACTTTTCAAAACCAATAAAAATGTATAAATCAAATAATCAAAAATTTGCTCTATCTTCTATTTCTGCATACTTTTTATCCTCTCGACGAATATCTTCGACAGTTGCATAAATTTTAAGCGCCCCCATAGCGTTAGACATTGCATCTTCAATATCTTTCTTTGTCAATCCATTATAGTAATAAGTTCTCGTTGCATATCCACCATCAGAAAGCCTGTTGTTTGTCGAAACAAAAGGAACGCCTCCACCTGCTTCGTTAATTGCTGAAAGTAACGGCTTAAACATTTCGGTACTTCGTTTGTTTATTATAGCTTCACCTCCTTCAGCTTCAATAGGGATGCCTCCTTGTGCGTGTGATTTTCCATTTAATAATATTCCCAAACTTGCTTTAGGGATAGGTTTTGCCATGATACTTGCAATTTGCAAAGCTCCTATTGCTCCTGTGGCTATTGACAAAGGAATACCTGCAATGGGGCCTAATCCTTCAGGAGGTGGAGATAGAGCTGCCATCACAGCCTTAGTTGTACTTAAACCGACACTAAATGTAGCAAATAGTTTTTCTGCAATAGCCTGATTACGTTGTTCACGTTTCTTTTCAGCATCTAATTTATCCTGTTCTGCTTTAGTTTTCTTATCAATTGCATTTTTCTGATTTTCGGCTGTTTCCTTACTAATAACCCCGGCTTTTTCTTTTGCATCAATAGCCTGCTTTTGCAACTCAGAAGATTCAGTAACTTTTTGCGTTTCTTCATCAAGTTGTTGAATTCTGCGTTCAAATATTCCATTGGTAATATCAGCAATTGTTTGCTGGAGTTGTTCGTAAAGTTGTTTTTTAATTTCGGCAAATCTTTCTTCTGCTTCTTTCTCTTTTTCAATCCGATTTTGAGTGCTTTCATACTCTTCATCATTCAAACGCCTTTTCATTTCAAGCCTTTTCTCATTGATGGCTCTTTGAATTTCAAGACGTTGCTCATCTGTTAAATTTTCAACTGCTAACTGCTTTTCTAAATTATCAAGAGTTTGATTAAACTCAAGATCAGTATATTTTTTCTGGAGTTTTTTCTTTTCCTCAAGATATTGTTCAGTAGTAATTTTACCACGGTCATACTGCTTTAGAAGTTTAGCATGTTCTTCTTCATAATCATTGTCGTTTTGTTGTTTTTGTTTTTCCTGCTGTTTAGCGAAATCATCTAACGTTTTTTCGATATGCTCTTTATTTAATTCCTCAATCTTTTTATTCATATCAGACGTCAAAGCTAATTTGTCCTGCTTTGCTTTTTCATCAATCAGTTTAATTTCGGCAGTTGTCAAATCTTTTTTTGATTTTTCAAACGTGGCGTTATAATCAATTAATGCTTTTTGTTTCTCCTGATAATCGCTGATTGCTTTTAGTCGTTCATCATAACTCAATTTTGTATTTTCTGCACTTTCCTGCAATGATTTGAGTTCTGCATTTGCCTTCAGGTTGTACATTTGATTTTCAGCCTGTGCAATGCGTTGAGCAATTTCTTCCCTTTTCTGTGCAGCTTGTTCAGCTTTCTGTTGTGCTTGCTCTGCTTTTCGTTTTGCTTCCTCTTCTTGTTGCTTTTTCTCATTTTCAATTTCTTTATTGAATGATGCTTCTTGAGAGGATAATCGTAATGTATTGTCAAAATACTCTTTCTGCGCTTTATATTTTGCTGCTTCTAATTCTACGTATTTTTGTTTTTCATCTGCTGTTAAATTTTTATAGGTCTTTTTCCTTTCTTCCATCCATTTTTGATAATTTGTAAATTCTCTATTCGCAAAATCGACCTTATTATTAGACATTTCCAATTCGATAGCATTTGCCTTTTTAACAAAATCGAGCCTTTCTTGAGCTGAATATATATCACTCCTCTTTGACTTCTGTTTCAATTCAGCGACTTCGAGTTCTTTCTTTGCATCATCTACGACATCCTGTCGCATATCTTCAGCAAGGCTCTGTTCATCCTTTTTCAAATTTATACTTTCTTTTGTTTTTTCATTCATTTTATCCATAAAAGGAATAACGCTGGCTATTTTACTTCCGAATGAAATCAAAGCTGTTACTCCAGAAAGTATAAGATTTACAAATTTCCCTATAGCCGTGATTACAACATCCAAAATCATTTTAAATGGAGCAAGTATCTGATTTACTTTTTCCGTAGCTTCTCCATTTTGTTTCATGGCAGAAACCATGAGCATAATAGCAGCTGCTATTGCAGCTATTATTGCAACTATAGGATTAGCAAGTAATGACAATAGTGCTTTCCCGAATGCTTTAACTCCTCCAACGGCTTGTTCCCCGAACGATGACCCAGCCTTTTCAGCACCTTCTCCAATTTCAAATATACCTTTCATGAAAGGAATTTGTGATGAAATAGCTTGTTTAATTGAGTTTTCGTAATCTCCTACTCGTCGTCTAAAATTTCCAAGTGCACCTTCGGCTTCGTTCAGGTTATCGGTAATCTCTTTAATAGACTTTGCCATAGCCTGACCATCGGCAGAATTTCGCTGTTCTTTGGAAAGTTTATTGTATTCGGCAGTAAGGGTTGAGAGTTTTGCTTTGAGCTGGTCCAAACTTTCAGCTTGAGAACGTTCGGCTTTAACATTGTTATCAAGCGCTTTCTGTTGCTCTCGTGCGGAATTTGTAAGATTACGAATTTCAGCTCCGTAGGCTTCATATTGCTTACGTCCTTCTTCTGTTGTGCGGTCGAGTTCTTTTTGTTTTTCCTTTAATAAGTCAATCTCTTTCCGGGTTTCAGCAAGTTTCGCAATCGCTTCAGAGTGTTCTATCTCGACCTTGAGTAATACTTTCTTTTCGTCTGCCATTATAGTTTAATTAATTCGACTGTTGTCAGTTTTCCGCTAATGAAATTCTTAATTTTATTTATGTAAAAATATGCTCCGAAATAATCAATCCATACAGGAATAAAACAACCCGGTATGTTATTATCTACTTTCAAATAATCTTCAATATCCTGATCAGTAAGATTGAATTTAGCTTCAATTGTCCGGTAATTGCTAATAATTTTTCTTAATCCGGCATAGTTGTTATATATTTGATACTCACTGAACAGACTAGCTCTTTTCATCATCACCCTTTCAGGCTGTCTATTCTCCGTATTATTTACTATTTCAATATCAAGTGATGGTTGTGCTTCAACGTTCGCCAAATAATTACCAATGGGTGAAACTTCTATATTTCCGTTTTCATCCACCTCAATAGCTCTTAAATGCAAAACATTATCTTCAAAAGCTGACATTAAATCAAGCTCAAATAAATTCTTTTCCTTTTGCAGAGTTTCATTATCAGTTGGAAGTACTGTTTTTTGAGTTATTCCAATTTCAGTATCATCTTTTAGCTTTATTATAGTATTATAGCCATATTTACTATCTGAATATGAATACTCTAAACCATCTTTATGTAACTTTTTACTCCAGTCTTTAGCATAAGCTTTATAGTTGATCATATCGGAGAATGATCGGCAATACACAACTTTGTTTTCTTCATCAACAAAAACTGTTAGCTCATTCAACTGGCAGAATAGCTTGAAAATGTCAGATTGATTTTTGTAAGGAATGTTTAGGCTCACAGGAATACTTCCACCGATTGGCATTTCATTTGTCTCGGTTGAAATACTTTCAACATTTGAAATTTCGATATGTGTTTTAATGTTGAATAATGTAGTACTGAGCGTATAATTGGCTATTCTTACAGATATTTGTACTTCTTTACCTTTTTCTACTTCCCAATCCTCATAAATGATGTTGTAATATCCTACCGGATATCCTTGGTGTACTGTTTCAACTCCATCTATTGACTTAATCACATTGTAAGATGATCCATTACCTGACTTGACTGTTATAGCAATCAGTAATGAAAATGTAAGTCTGAAGTTTGAATTAAACTTGAGAGTAAGAACTCCATCCTTTTGAGAAGCAAAGATTATATTACCTAAGCTGTAATTTGATAATGTATATTGGGCACCACCTTCGACAGTAGCATCATAACTTATTTCATTAGTTACAGTTTCCATATTTGAATAGCTTAATGCATCTCCAACTTTTGGAACTATCATTATTGATGTATTTTCAGCATCTTCTACATACTCATCAATAGTATAACCGTTTGTTTCTATAATTTTATGCACAAGTCCTTTTAATGAAATAAAAGGCAAAGCACGCATCATTTTGAAATAACCGGATGTTGTATGTCTAACACCAATTTCTTTTGAAAATTCAGCATAAGCAAATGTAGGACTGTTAACAATATCTTCTAATTGTGTTTTGTAAAAATCAATGTTCCACGATAATCTGCCTAAATCCAAATCTTTTATTTCTTTAGTAGAAATGTTTTGAAAGAAATATGCAATCCCACTTAAAATCTGTACTTCAAAAGTATCTGTAACTTTATCAAGTACAATATAGCTTCCATAACCGGCTATAATAACATCATTACTGAATAATCTGCATTCTAAACGTCTGTAAGGGACTAAACTACTAACATCAAAATTATTTGAATATCCAAATATCTTACAATTATTATCTGTTGGTGGTAGCTTTAAATTTTGACTGTAATTAGCTTGTCTGTCTTTTAGTTCGGCAATGTCATTAACCTGATAATTCATTGCCGGGACATTATCACCTAAATCAGCTATACGCCAGACAGCGTCCAATCCTTTTATGTATAGTTTGTAGTTATTCATTCAAATTTCTTTGCGATTATTATTATGGATTGATATGATAATCCGAATTTGTCTGCTGTCCTTTGATACGAAATCATTTTACTGCCTGTTTTGATAACATCTGCAATAAAGAATTCATAAATATCAATATCACGCTCAATAGTTGAACAGAAGCAACCATTTCGAGCCATTTTCTTAAACAACTCTTCTGGTAGTGATTTTATGTATTCATATGCGCTCAAAATTGAAGTTGTTTTTCAGGTAACTTAAATGTAAATTCAATATCTTTTAATGCTGCAGATGTATCGTTTTCATGGTCAAATTTGTCGATAACCATTGTAAACCACTTATTCAAAGCTTTGTCGTAATACTCGATTTTAGGAGAATACGGTAGTTTGTAAATAACTTCATAATCATTTGCATTCAGATTTTCTGAACCGACCTTTACCATATCCTCTGTTTCAATACCGAGTATTTTATCTGTTTCAGTTGTAGTCTCATTGTTGGTCCATACAGGTTTGTATGTATCAATATTTTTGATATTACTTTGAATTATCTGTCTTTTATTGAACATCCAGTAGTCAACACCACCCATGTCATTAATCCAACGCACATAGAAAGGACTTTTAGGAACGCACAAACATTCAACCGGTAATCCTCTTTGCATTCCATCACCAACTGTGTAAATGGTAATCGGTTCACCTAAATTGTTATAAATAATTTGTCCTGCATTATTTCTCAAATAAATATCATCTTCAGATGTGGAAAGTTCAATCGAATCAGTGCAATGAAGCGGAACACCGAAGTGGCTCAATAGTGTACTTGTCAAAGTATCTCCTCCATACATGACAAATGTTTCAATGCCTTCATATCCTAAAGCGTAAATATCTTGAGGATAGCCTTCGTAAAAGCGTAACGAATTGAATTTAGTCAGGAAATAACCAAGATATTGCGTTAAGTCTGTAGAACGGCCAACCTGAACGACTGCATTTAGAGCTGTACCTTTGTAAATAAGCGAATCAGTCAACCCATTAAAGACAGAATAATACACTTTCAAATTGTTATTGTCTATTGTTGATGATCTGGAAACAGTATTATCAAACAACTTTTTTATTTTACTACTCAAATCAAATGTTGTTTCTGCGTTGAAGTATTCTCTTTCAATTGTGATGAAATCAGTAGGCAAGGTATCATAATGACCTTTAGCAATTTTGAGTACTGCCTTTGTTTCTGAATTTGTCGGAGTACATTTAACCAATATCGGATTAAATGCCGTATGGATTCGTGTTGGGTATGATGTAACGTTCATTTGGCAAAGATTGTATTTTCAATTTCAGACTGATATATCGATCCTATTCTGTTAGTTATTCTATCTATAAAGTTATTTATCGGAGTTTCAAAAATATCTTCACGCCGCCCCCTTGCATAAAGCAGAGTTCCTTCTTCTCTGATTTTCTTTGCTACGAAATATGCCCATCTATTCATGTCTGCTTCGGATGAGAAAGAAATTCCTTTTGCCGTAGCCCAGCGTTTGAGAATATCACGAAAGTTATAAGGAACTTTTCCGGGTTTTCTTCCACGTTCCAAAACTCCTACATACGAGTTACCCCACAACTCACCTGAACTTTCAGACGTTACAATTTCAAACGATGCTCTCGTTTTACCACTTGCAACTTGACCCGCTTGTTCATGCCTGAAAATAATTTCGGCTTTAAGCTGTTCGAGTTCGGATTGTATGATGGGTTGTAAGTTCATTATTTATATTTTCTTTCAATAACTTCGTTATAGCGTTTTTGAAATTTAAACTCTTCTAAATCAGTATATAGAATACCAAATACTTTTCCATATTCCCATTTCAGTATTTCATCTGGCTCTTTCCCATAGTTCTTTGCAAGAGCTTTAATAGTTCCAAATTCGCCAATCTTTTTACCAAGTTCAATAATACCCGCTTGCTTTTCCTCTGTAGATGGCTCGTAATTTAGTGCCTTTTCTGCTTCTAACCAGTGTTCAAGTCCTTCAATGATACTTTCAAAATACGGAAGCAGCTTTTTGAATTCACGAATTTTTGGAGAATAACCATGCAGAACACTGAAAATTCCTTTGAAAAGAAAAATTTCATCTGTTGATTTCTCAAAAATTTTTCCAAGTTCAATTCTTTGTCCGTAAGTCAGTTTTCCACCTTTTACATCAATCTTTGAATTTAGAATATGTCTGACTTTACTGTTTAGCATATAATCTTTTTCACATCAATTTGAACCATAACTGATACTTCGTGAGCATCGAAACGAGGAACCGGATGATAGAAAGGAATTTCTGCATTCCGATCTATTAATCCACTTGCCCGTATATTGTCAATAAAAGGCAATACAATTTCACTTTCAATAGCATTTCGCAAAATTTCTCTCTCATCAGCAGTATTGTCTAATTCAGTAAACTTGCAGAAATAAATTTGAAACTGCACAGACTTTTTATTCTGATAGTTTTCTTTCAGGTATTTTCCTTGCAGGTACTCTTCAATGTAAGCGAAGTTTGTACCGAGCTTGTAATTATCGGCTTTCACGTTCATCAAGTGAGCTTCTTCAAATTCAACTACATAAGCCGGATTTGATTGAGTGATTAAGTCTTTTAGTTGCTGTACCATTTATATATAATTTAGAAACTTACTTTTCTTATTCCTTTGGATTGCGGCTTAACTTCAAAGTACATTCCCATGATCAGCATATCTAAGTAGTCTGGCGAATGTCCTAAAATAGCTTTCATCTGCTCTTTTGAAATAATCCTCTTTTTATTCGTGTCGATGTCAGGATTGAGCGATTTCAACATCATCAATTCATCTTTGATACTTTCTTCCTGTTCTGCGGTACAGATGATTTTCAATTCCCGGTTATTAATCTTTTCGGCCAGTTTATAACCGCATTCGCTTTTCAAGTTTGCATATTCATTGATATTATTTGCTGAAGCTCCACCATGAAACTCTTTTATTCCATTGATGTAGCTTTCGAGATACGCACCAAGTCCATCACTATCGGCAACCGTCTGACTTCTTCCAACTCCATCTTTAAGCATCAATGACTTCAGGTCGGATTCAATCTCTTTTGCCGGACTGAATACTTTATCAATAGCAACTCTACAAATCATTCCATCCCAGCTTCCAGCAACGAAACGGTCTCTGCCTTTCATCGCAAGGTCGGCACTTATGACTTTTCGCTTTGTTGACTTCACATGGTCATTTGTGAAACAATCGCAAACGGCATCGTAATCTACAAGCAAGTCAGGGTCGTCGTCAAATTCCCAGTTACCATATAAAAGTCGTTCCTTTTGATTTTTCGTCAACGTCCTTTCAAGATTCAATAAATAATCATGCGGCAATTTCTTATTATCAGTAGGTAATGCCTGTACAAATCGTTTCCACTGCTCAAGATTGTTTTCCTTATGCTTTTTGTAATATTCAGAATACAGATAGTTTTTAGCCGGGTTGCACGTCTGCAATAGCTTTGGTTTTAGTTTGTAAATATCATTTTTCCATCTTCCAATACTCGCCTGTAAGTTAGTCTTTGCTTCAAGTGTAAACTCTCCAGCTTCTTCAATCCATCCCCTCGTCATTTGCATGGACCCGAAACGTTGGTAAAGCGGGTCGGTTGGCATATACCTTGCATCAAGCAAATAAACTCGGCTCCCATTGTACAAAATGAAATAATTATCGTTTCCTTTATAGGTGAAATACTTATCTGTTACTCCCCAATTTGAAAATACTTCATAGATTGTCGGGATGGTATATTTCCTCAAATCAATCAACTGCTTTCGGGCAATGAAATAAAATGTTTCAGGATAAGTAAAAGCATCACCGAAAATCAAGTTTACGCCTAAATATGATTTACCGCTACCTTTGCTTCCACCATAGACAATGTCTGAAACATCATTATCGAGCCATAGCTTTGCAACTTCTTTCTGCTTCTCATTTCCATTTGTATCAAACTTAAGTATCATGTTACTACCATTCCGGTTATTGCTGCTAATTCTTTTCCGTTGCTCTTTATATCAATAGTGGAAGTGATATATCCCATCATTTTACACCGTAACTCGATGCAGGCTTTTATTCCATTCAGGAAAGCGACATCACCACCTTGTTCTCTGTCTTCATCGGAAAGTTCGAGTTTTGCTTCTTCTTTCTTTCCACTTTTTTTGGCTGTTTTTCTTTTCAAATTTCCAATTGATTTTTCCCAACCTTCCCAATACTTACGTTCCAGCCTGTCTAATTTTTCAAGTTCTGAAATAAGTCCGTAAGTGGCTGTTTTCTCAACCTGCTTTTTTGCTACTTCAAGTGCAGCGATATAATCATTAAAAGCAGTCTGATATGTAATTTTGACGCCTGTATCTTTTGAAACGAGTTCTGCAATATCACGGAAAGAGTAACTTTGAGCTCTGTATTTGAGTACAAGTTCCTTTTGTTGCTCTTTCACAACCTTATCCCGCGCATTGTTTCCTTTTGGCATTGTCAAGTTATATTGGTCAAGAATTTGAAACTCTATAAGCTTCAATAATTTTATCGTTAAAGTCCCATCTTCTGTTATTCGGAAGAGGTAAAGAAAACTCATGATTGAGTGCCCATTCTACAAGCTCGCTGTCATTTACTTTTTGATTGATAGCTTTTACCTGAAAGCTGGACCTTGTCAGTTTATCTTCTGCAAGCATCCCTGCATCATAAATTTTATAATCATTGCTGATATATTTTTCTGTCATTTCCCGGACATCTTCAATAGTATGATATTTCTGAAAGTACCATTCGCCATAGCGGAAGTTTCCTGTAAACCCGTTTTTATCAACGAAAAATCCTGTACCTCGATGATCATATGAATTCTTTCTGTCTGTAGTATTCTTTTTGAAAGTAAAAGGAATCCCGGAATAAAAGATAACTCCGTTTGGCTTGCATAAAGCGGAAAGTGATATTAAAACTGCTTTTTCATCATCAAGCGAATTGACAGAATTCAAAACAGAATCGCAAACAACTACATCAAACTGACCTTTTGTTTCAAGTCTGTTCACTATTCTTCTAAAATCGCTTTTTATTTCATCAGTCCAGATTGCATCTTTACCTTGTTTTCTCAAAAAGAATTCAATCGGATAAATGTTATATCCTTTTTCATTCAGGAATTTTGCATAGTCTCTTTGGCCAGCACCGAAATCGAGAACTGCCATTTCTTTTGTGATAAAAGGAATAACCAGTTTTTCGTAAAGAGTAGAGTGAGAATTTTTACTTTCTTTGCCTGTTATTTCGTTTGTGCGAAGTCTGTATTTTTGCGCGAGTGACTGAATATAAGTTTTCTTTTCAATGTGATCATAGTCGAACTCGCCATATTCACGGCCGAAATAGTAGGATGTTTTTTCAATTAATTCATCCGGGACTGCATAAACGAGTAAATCAATGCCGAGAAGTTTAACGGTCTTTGCATATACTGCAGAAACAAATATATTTCCTTTCAGATCTGATATGGCATTTGCGAACTGGCCATATCGTAAAATCATCTTTGAAAGTTCATTTACAAAGTGATTTTTTTCACCGCCATCAATGATTTCAATGTTTTTATTTTTTACCGTGTTGAATCCAACTGAAAGAGGAGAAGTAATTTTGATGATAGGAGCACGCTCATTTATTTCGCATTCACAGAAGTTGTGCAGTTGGTTGAATCTTACTTCATCGGATGTGTTCACACCTGAAAGAACAAAAGCGGGTATTTTATTTATTCCAATTTTCGCTCCGGCTTTTGAGCGTTGGTGACCGGCAAGAATCTTATAATTTTCAGCACGTACAATTATAGGTTTTACATAACCGAGCGTAGTGATGCTGTCTTTCAGTTCCTTCAAAGCTTCATCCGATAAAAAGCGGGGGTTATAGTCTGCAGGATTGAGTTTTGATATTTCTATTTCTTCAATGTTAAACATCGCCGGTTAAAAATTGAGCAAATCCGAGTAAAGTGCCGTTCTTTTCAAAATAGTCATTAGCCTTTTGATTAAGTGCTGACAGTTCAATATCAGATAACGGAATTCTGTAATTTCCGAATTTCAAGTAGTGCAAAGATTGCACAGGTTCAAAATTTTCATTTGATATACTTAACTCGTCCTCATCTACAGTCGGAAAAATGTTTTCCAGATCAGCAATATCAAAACCGAAATCAGTCAGTTCTTCTTTTGTCCACTCCTGTGCGAGAACACCAAAATCCCATTTACCACCATCATTATTAGCAGCGATGCAAGCTTCACGGAATTCTTCTTCAGTAAATTCAACTTCACGATAAACATATCTGTTACCTTTGTACTCGATAAATCCACGTGATACTGTTTTATCCGGCTGAACTTGATCGTAATTTTCAGTAATGGTAACTTTGCAACCATCAAAGATTTTCGAGCGTTGATTACCTCCTACAAATGCTTCATTGAAACGACAGTAAACGACACCGCTCAAATCACCGAACTTTGTAAGGTGTCTTTCAAGCTGTTCTATTTCACTGTTCGTAATCTTACGAGGATTATCTTTGAACTGTAATTTTGTGTCGAGTGTGTCCATAGCCGTAATTTAGAATAAGCAAAGATAACCTCTAAACATTAAAACCAACTATAATTGCATGATTTTCTTTGAATTAGTAAACTAACTGAAAAGGAAAGAAAGACAAAAAAGAGAGTTTTTTAGGCTCTCTTTCATTAATTATTTTATAATGATTATTTCAAATACTCAAATTCAGATTCTAAAATCATATTACCACATTTTTCACATTCACATATGGGATTCCCCCAATTTGGAACACCTATGTCGTGATTATCGTGCAGAGTATATGCGCCACATTTCGGACAAATAAGTATTTCGCAATCAGTCAATGTTCCATATTTTAGAATTACAATCAGGCCTATCATATGTTTTTTCCCCATCTACAAAATAAATCCAAGCACTTTTGTATTTGTAACAATCATAAGGAGGCTCTTGAATAATTGCCATTAACGTTTTAATAGTTATTTTTTTGCGAATAACTCCACAACGTTTACATTGCTGTAAATGTGTACTATCTTGTTTAATCGGGTGCCAATGATGATTCATTTTGTTTTCATTATTATTGTTTCCACTCCTTCTTTCGTGTAGCACAATTCATCATCTTTAGAAATAAAATAGTTTTTCATAATGTTTAACTTTAAAAGTTAATTCTAAATCAGGAACTAAACATACCTGCTGAGCGTTTATAATTCGTCCGATTCAATTTCTTCCCAATTTTTCCCATCCCACATGACTAATCCTTTGAACACATCAATAACTACCATATAATTATTTTTCCAATTACGAGGCATAAATGTGTCGAAATAAACAATACTTCTTTCATTTTTAGCATTTATACCAATACAAATATATCTACACATATTTTCCGTTGAAAATGTTTTTTCTATTGAGCTTTTCATGATTGTAAATTTTTAAATAGTAAATTTTATGTTTAAAATCCAGCATACGTCCATGCTAATAACGCAGCTTCACGGGCTTTTTGATTTGTTTTTCCCATTAATCCGGTTAATTCGTGCAATTTCTCTTGCGATATTCTACCATTTTTTTCTTTCGTACCATTGCTTACATTCTGATGTTTAATTACTTTGATATCGTAATCATTGCATATTTCTATGATTTTCATACCTGCTTCGTAAATTTGTTCGGCATTGAACACCTTTTTTATTTCCTTGTTCAAGTCATTTCCTTTTGAAATATTTTCTTTATTCAAACCCTCCATTTTCACTATCACTATTAATGATTCTTTCAAGTTTTCATTTATCTGCTTTACGTGAAATAAATAGTCTAACAACAATGGAAACTTGAGTGATGTAACTTCCAATTGTCTGGTTGATGTTTTGAGAAAAGCAACACCGAACTGATATATATTCGGGACAATGGCGATAATATTATCGTATTTCATTTTGCTAATTTCTTGTTAAAACTCCGTGAAAATCATATAAATGATAAGAAAAATACCCAGAAGTAAAATGGGAATGACCAACAACAATTCCCATTCAATGTTGATTTTGATCTTTTTCATTT